TAACCGTTTCTTCATTTTGAACATTTTTGTTAACCGTCTCTTCATTTTGAACATTTTTGTTAACCGTTTCTTCATTTTGAACATTTTTGTTAACCGTTTCTTCATTTTGAACATTTTTGTTAACCGTTTCTTCATTTTGAACATTTTTGTTAACCGTCTCTTCATTTTGAATATTTTTGTTAACCGTTTCTTCATTTTGAATATTTTTGTTAACCGTTTCTTCATTTTGAATATTTCTATTATATAAAGTATTATCGTTTATTTTTGTACCAGTATCATGTTCTGTCATGTTAATATCAGATGTTGTATCGAACACATTATCCAATATCGGAATATTATTTTTTAAATTTACATCTATTTGGGTATTATCTATAAAATTATTATTTTTAGACATTTGGGGTAAATTATCAATAAAATCAACAAAAAATTTATTTATAATTTGAGTTGATATATCACTTATATTTTCCTTTTCATTTGGCCATTTTATTTTTTTAATTTCATCATTAACATTGTTTATAATATGATATATGTTTTGAAAAGCTTTTTGTTTATTGGAAAATTCAGTAATTGCATTTAAAATATCTTCTTTTTTAATATTGTTTTTTTCTTGAATTTGTCCAATTAATACGTTTTTCAAATTGTTCAAAACAGAAAGTATATTTTCATCTGAATTTTCAGTTATATTTATAATATCATTAATATTCGCTTGCTTATAGAATAATTCCGGTGTTTCTACATTTTTTATGTGTTCATAGTTGTTTAATAAATTTGATACTTTATTTTTTACGCCCAAAAAGAAATGCTGTAGTTCTTCGGGGGTATATATCCCGTTAGAATCTATATTTTTAAAAATATCTTTAAAGGTTTCCATATTTACATACTCCGCCTATTATAATTTGGGATCCCTGGCCGTGATTGTTTTTCAACATTATTTGTTGTTTTTAATACATCTTTCTTTTTTGCCTCTAATTCATTGAAAAATGACCATATTATTTGACGTTCAAGATGTGTTAATTGATCAGAATATGATAATGATACTCCTATTTTTTGCAAATAAAATTCGTCCTTTAAAATTTCTATTACATTGCTTTTAAATAGCAACTTTAAGAAAAAATAGAATTTATCTAAATCATAATTTAAAGTCTTACATAGTGTATTAGTACAATTTTCAATATTACATTTAAAATCAAATAATTTGTATTCCATTTGTAGTTGTTGTATTGAATTTAGCATTTGACTTATAAGATCTATGGATAAATTATCAAAAAATTGATATTTATTATTTAATTCTATATATTTACCGGTAGACTTATTCTTTATGTTTGTTATATATCTATCTATATTCAATACAAACGTTTTTTTTATTGCATCTACTTCATCTGTAAATGCAATTGTTTTTAATTTATACATTATATCTATTTCTTTTTTTATGCTAGGAACCGACATTTCTATAATGTAGTTATTATCTTCTATTTTTTTATCAAAATTATTTTTTTTCCAAATTTTACTATATAACTCATTTAATTTTATAGTGTATTTATGTTGTTTATTACATTTACTACAAGTAATAGTTAAAGGTATTTCCAATCCTATACTTTCTATTCTTAATCCTATGGCAATCAATAATAAATCATGTATATTTAGTTCGTCAACTATTAATTTATTGCTATTTTGAGAAAAAACATCAACCAATGAATTTAAAAATTCTGTACAATATATATCATGTGATATTAAAGCGGCCTTACATATACCTTTTTGTTGAAGAGTATTAATTTCATTAAAAGGGTGTATTGTGTTTATCGAAGGAATATATATGTCAGTTTTATATATACTCATAATTATTTTATTCTCCCCCTTCATACCAACCCTGAGTACTATACCAATTATAGCCAAATTGTACATCGCGCACCATTAAACCATCTATGTGATCATATGATTCCGTTCCTACGGTTTGTGGAAACGCACCGTGAAATGTATATGATTTTCTTATATAATATTCTGTCGGATTATTTATTTCATTTATATTAAATCCAAGTAAGACTACATAAATGTTTGTTTTTACACTTTGTATTTTAAGCCCATTATGAGCAGTATAAATAAGCCATGGACGAATAACTGTTTCAACAAAAGATGAATTGGTTTCAAAAAATTTAATACTAAGAGGTTCAAAATCTCCTCGTCCACCACCAATTAATCCTGCAACTTCTCCTCTTCCATAATTGTCTATTTTTTTTCTAGAGACCAAATATGAATCACCTGGTACTATTACATCAGATACAAACATGTTACCGTTGTTATATATCCACTTTGAATCAGTTGTGCGTATATAATTTATACGATCTGGTTCAGTTCCATCCCAAGCATCAGTAGGTCCAAAGGCCGCCCCGTTATTATCTAAATCACCCAATAAAGCTCTTTTTTCATTTAAAATTGTATATTCACCTATGTCTACTTCTGCGCCTAATCTTCCATCGTCTCCTGTTCCTATATTTAAAATATCAGGTAACCTAAAAGATACAAACCATAACGGTTTTAATGCCATCTGAGTATATGGTGTTCCTATATTTAGGGCTTCCCAAAAAAATTGTGGGGATCGTTGTATCATATAATATCCTTTATAATTATTTATGCTATGGGCCAAAAAAAAGCGCCCTGGGGCGCTTTTAAACATTTGTTTAATTAACAATTATCTTCAACATCTGGTTCCATTCTTGCCTCAGGACAATCAATAAAATCAAGTTCCCACCATTGATAAGCTAATGTAACCGGCAAGTCAACTATAGCCCCGTTACCGGTTTGGTCATAATTCATATCACCAATACTTACAGGATATACACCAATTAATGAATATTGTCTATAAAACTTACCAGATCTATCATGTAATGCTAATGTGGCCGTTCGTTCCATAGATGGGACATTATAAATACCGGCTCCTGGTCCGTCGGGCGCAATTTCTAGTTCGGGTTGATCAAACTGTGTAAATATTTGATGTTGCCATGTCTCTATTTTATGTCGAATATTAAAAGTAAGATCGCAACGAAACTGCACTGTCCATGCTTCATTACCTGCATATTCAGCAGTTCCTGGTATATTAAATTTCATACCCATGAAATTTGTGGGTTGATTATGAATTTGATACTTAGGAAGAGATGTAGTTTTAATAAAAACATTATCTTCTTCTGTTATAAAGCCATTTCCAATATCAATTACTCTTAATTGAAAATCACGAGAAAAATCTCGCTCTAACGCTTGTTCGTAAAATGAACGCGGTAAAAAATTAGGTTCTAATGCCATTATAATGCTCTCCTTTTATTAAATTAATTCTGAAAACTCCTGTCCAGTTCTTGTTGCAATGAAACTGATCAAGATAAATTCTGCAGTCTTAACAGGCTTTAAGTATATATCTACAATTAGTTCATTGTTGTCAATTGTATCTGGTGTATTATTTCTTTCATCACATACAATCATGTAGTCATATAAACCTTCGTTATTCTTAGCTCTCTCGAATATCGGTCTTAATGTATCTACTAATCTCGTACGCGTGAATATTGTATTTTGTTCAAATACGAAGTATCTAGCGACAGCTAATGTTGCTTTTTCTAACACCAAGAATAATCTACGCACATTAATGCGATCAAATGCACTTGGAGTCTTCAATAGCGTCTTTTGGCCCCAAACAACGAATCCATCTTGAGGGAAGAATACAACAGGGTTGATTGAACTTCTATACAATAGGTCACGTTGTTTTTGAGTTGTGTTATATCCGATTTCTACAATTCCGCCAATTCTTCCGCGATTTAATCCCGCAGGAGCAAACCATGGGAAATATGTACGATCCACATCACACATAATTCCTGCAGCAAATCCAGAAAACGGCATCCAATGAAATTCCGAAGATTCCGTATCTGCAACTTTAACCCAGTTAGCATATGTACATGCATAACTAGTACTTGTTTCTGCATATAGATTCTTTAATGGCCAATATATATGTTGTGGGAAGTTTACATTTACCATTTCCCCGTCTTCGTCATCCCACACACGACATTCTGATACAAGTTTGTTACCTTGTACAAAAATATGTCTTACTGGATCGGCAATAAATAAGGTTCCAGGTCTCCGTGTGAATTCTACAAATTCTCTGAATATTTCAAATACCGCTTGGTATTCATTAGCTATAAAGCTATCACGCCCACCTGTTTGGTTTGGACCATATTCTGCCGCCATAAGAGGTTTTGTAATACCGTCAGAATCGTTTATATTAGGATTTGCTTTATCGGGTTTTTCATATCTATAATTGGTATCATCTGGCAAATATTGACCAGGATCAACCACATTTCCTTCTAAAATACCAGGTAAGTAAATGTCCTCATAATATCCACCGTCCCAATTTTTATACAATTTATGATATCCTGAATTTTTTCCGGTAGAAGTATTTTTTATTTCATTTGCAACTGCATTAAATACACTAATGGTACCTAAACCACCTTCAACAAGAATATCTAAAGGTACATAATCAATATTTTCTGCTAGTCTTAATGCTCTTTCAATTTTACCCCACAAGTTTCCAATTATTTTCGCTTGATTCTTTGAATATACAGGAACATAAGGACCAATTGCAAATCCCGACATGCTGTCATTGTCGATAACTACATCTTTTGTAACTTCAACAGTGTCAACTTTATTTTTCGGATTTGGTGCTTTTCCGTTATTCCAATTAATTCCTTGGGAAATAAGCGGATTTACTACTACTTGAATTGTATTAGAAGATGAATTTACCACATCTTCAATAAAGAATGATTCAGGCGTGGTTCCCCTAGGTGGAACTTCTTGTCTATTTGCATTTAAGCTACCAACATAAGATTCTGTTAATACTTGATCTAATACTATTTGTTGAATTCCACTATTATTATAAATAGATTTTCTTAATTTCATTACAGCCAATACAATAGTATCATTGTATTTAGATGGTGTAATATCCCAACTTGGAATAGATTCAATGATTTCTGATGTTGTACCAGAACTCATTCTATATTGACCCGTTAATTCAAAATTAAGGGATGTTGGTTTAACCATTGACCAAGTACACGCAGAATTGTCATTAGTTAATGTTTGGAAACTATGCACTGTATCATAATCAGTACCATATCCAATTGTTTTATTAGTACCCATAATAATATAGGATCCTTCAGCAATTTCATTTGTTGTACTGCGAACTTTATTTAAAACAATTAATGCCGCGCCGCTTAATGAATCAAGATCAGTAAACTTATTTGAACTAGAAACAAGATCGGTTAATGTATTTGCCCACATAAAGTTACCATGGATCAAATTCTGATAATCTTTTTCATCAATTATTATTTGTTTTGGTGTACCTAATTTTACAGTTTGAACGTCTATTCCACTTGTCCCCGCAATAGCATCAGTATATTGTTCATCACCCCAAGCAATACCAGACATTTTTAATGTTTTGTATACGTCAGTTTTATTGGCTTCAGTTGAAGATTCTGCAGAAACTGTATATGATTTAACTGTTAAATCAAACTGTATATTCTCCCATTCTATTGTTCCTCCAGATAAATATGCATTATAAACATCACCCGCAGTTAAACCAGTGTAATTTCCTGTTACACCCCCCATAGACGATACTCCTGTAATAGCACTAGCCGTAAAGCTATTAAAATATGAGGATCCTGCGCTAGCATTATAATATGTTGCAAGGTCAGCATCATTAGAATCAAAAGTACTAACAGCGGTATATGTTACAGAAAAATTAGCATATTTATTTGTATATAATGTTGCGGGATATGCTAATACACTATATTCCGAACCATATCCCTCACCGTCTTTTTTACCATACGGAAGTCTAGTAGCAACTAAATTTCCATTTTTTAACATTATTTCTTTTGCTGTGTGATAAAAATAACGCTCTGCCGCGTTTGTAGGACGGCCATAAATCATTTCAAATTCAGACATAGATGTCACGTTGATTAATTCATCAATAGGACCTTGTTTTGCAAATCCCATTGCCATTACATTTGTCCCAACAAGATTGCGTGTATATAGAGAATAATCAAGTTCACGAATCTCTACGCCTGGGCTTTCAATTGTTCTATTAAATGCTAATGCCATATTAATACTCCTTTAATTAAATTCTGTAATTATTTACCTTATTTATGTATTCTTTTTGTTATTTATATGAAATTATCTTTCAACATCAAGCAATGTTACATCTAATTGATTAAATACCATTTCACACGTACAATCTATTTCTTCAGGATCTCTTACATTATATTCAATTTTTCCTAAGGAAGTAATTAAACAACTGAAAAAATCAAACCGTATTTTATGGTTATTATATTCATCCATACCAATAACATGTATATCGGTTACAAAATCATATTTTTCTTTAGGATCTTTAAGTCCAGTTGCCTTAGGGCCACCATATAAACTATCCCTTGGATGATTTAAAATACTCAGCCATTTCCAAAATAGCCAATAGTTATTATATTCATTATCTACAGCAAAATTAATTGTTATAGGTTCATATTTTGGTCTTGAATAAGAAGATGTATTATATACTTGCCCCGCATATGGCACATCAATGGAATCTGATTTTATTGCAGGTGCAGGACAATTATATAAAGAAAATTGCACAGAATCTAAATTTGCAAACCTATCACGTCTTACGTCTTTTGATATAATAGTTTTCATGACTTTAGGTATATTAAAAATCATTATAAACTTATCTTTACGAGATTTGTTTAGAACTGCTTGTTCTACAATAGTAGTTGGAATTAAGTCACTCATGATAATTATTTATTCATTAAGTATCAAAAAAGTCCCCACCCCAACGTGTTTCAGTCCAAATTTTCCATCCTTCAGATTCTAATTCATCTACTCCGGAGTTTTTAGAATAATTAAAATAAGCCGGCATTGGGGAATCATTATCACTATAATATGGATCTAATTCATAATCCCCATCTAATGAATCTAAGATTTTTTTAATTTTTAATGGTTTACCACGTGAATCATATTCTAATACTTCAAAATACTCATGAACTAATTCTTCATGTAATATAAATAGGGCCCAAATCATTGCATGAACTCTATCGTCATATAAGTAATTGCCTGGTTTTTTCTTCCATGTTCCATTTGGATATCTAACAAATGTTTCTAATTCTTGAATAGTAGCTAAATCATATATATCAACTACTTGTAATGAATTAACCCAATATCTCATATTAGTAACACCTTTATTTTTTGAATTTGTATGTGAATATACACCCAATCGTCCTTTAGTATTTTGATTTTCAGAGGCATAACTTACAATATTAGGATATTTATGTATTTCTTTTAATGCATCAATAACCTGTCCACCAGGCCCGTTGCGTTCTATAAGTAATGGTGGTGTTCCCCATTGATGTCCCATTTTATTTAAAAATTCTGCAAAATGATAAGGTTCAATTGTTGAATTGTGAAATACAGCTGCTTGTTTAATATCAGTTAAATTGGTTATATCAAATACTGTTGCTACACTAGCAGCGCCACCAATACCCTCAGAAACATCAACACCTATAGTATATATATTATTTGGATTAGGATCTAACCAAACTTTATAATTTCCGTCTTCATATATATATTTTGGATTTCGTGAAGTATTTTTCATTTTTTCCAAAACTTCAGTATCTGTTGCGGTTTCACCATCATCAATAAAACTATTTTCAAACTCCTGTGCAAAAGATTTATTTTGTTTGATCATAATTTCTTGCATGGTGGCTTTCCATTTTTCATCTCTGCCGGGAATTTCCCACCAATCTATACGAAATGCTTTCCACATTTTTAATTCGCCGCGCTCAGCTGCAGAATATGTCTTATAAAATAAATTACCTGTTCCCTTTGGCGTACTAACTGCAAATATTTTGGTAGTTTTGCCAGAGGAAATAATAGGAATAACAGATTCCCAGAATTCTTCCATAATAAAATCTGGAATATGAGCCATTTCGTCAATTATAAGGCATTGCCTACATAAAATGCCATTAGCAAAATATTTGTGATTGTCTTTTATGTGAAGAAATTCATATACGGGGTCATCATTTTTTATATGTTTTATGTGTAATAATTTTAATTTGTTCCATATATAATCCCCAACAGCTAATTCATTTGCATATTTATATGTATATTTGTCTATTAGAATTTTATGTTTAGGTGTACATATTATATTCAAATTTTTTTCAAATGTTAATTCGATTTTGTCACTATTTTCACCGACAATTAAACCTTCAAAATCTTTATACCCATCATCAGTTAATATTTCAAAATCATTATTTTTATAAATTTTATAATTAGTTAAATCCGCCATATTATATTTTCCACTTCGAATTTCTATTTTTTCCCCCAACACCGCGAACCCATCCCCTAGGAATATGGTCATCTTTGTTTATCCGTTTGGATACATTAGTTTCTGCGTTGTAAATATATATCATCCCTTTTCCAGATCTTCTCAGTCTTTTATTAGGGTCTTTTTTCATACTTTCTATAATACCATTTTTTATATTATTTTTAGTCGCTTCAGAACGTTTCATTCCAGTATGTGTAAACGCTGTTTTTTTTATTTTTTCAGGATTTGTATTTATTTTTAGCATTCGGTTTTTATGTTTATTTTTATTATTTTTAATCCAGGTTTTAACTGCCTTCGATATTTTTAAATTTCTTTCAGGGTTATCATAGCATTTTTCTTTCATTTTTATTTTATAATCAATATTTTCCCATCTTTTTTTTGCAGCAATTGATAACCTTTTTAATTGTTTACTAGACCATTTACAATTACCAAATCCACCCTCTTTACAATTATATACATCATCTCTTTCTATAAATTTTTCATTTACGATTTTTTTCTCAGCATTTAATGCATCTTTATATGTATCAAAAAATTCTATTATGTCTTTACTAAAATTTTCAATTCCATATTTGTCTATAGCCCTTTTCAATAATATACCGGAACCTAAATATCCATCGTTAAGATTATCTGTTCTATGTACACCCATATATATTTTACCATTAATTTTATTAGTAGTTTTATATAAATAGTTGTATTTTCTATTAATTAAAGGATCATTAGGATACGTTTTCATATAATTATTTATTCAAATACATGCGACAAATCGTCGAAAATAATGTATTAATTTACCATCATTGTGTTTTTAATGGTTTCATTAGTTTTTAATAACGATGCGAGCGTTTCCATGTTAATATTAAGTACTTCACCGGTTTTTTTGTTTCTTATTGTTACCATGGTTTTACCGTCTACACAGTTAATAGATTTACCACGTGCAGCCGTACTAGAAGTTGCACTAATTTCGATACTGCTTCCATTAGAAAAATAAACAGACGTTTGTCCCCAGGTCTCTACCCCAGGTTTTAACCAATTAGGTAACATTTCATATGCGAATTTAATGCGCCTGAGTAATTCTATTGCTGTGTCTTCGCGGTTAGCAACGATTAATACTCGTTTGTCATCCGAAAAACATGTCATCCATAAGGCGAAAATTGACATTGCTGTACTTTTACCAACTTGCCTACTTGCCACAGTAATAACAAACCGTTCCTTGGCTAAAAGTTTAAGTAATTCTTTTTGTGGCTTATATAATTGTAATTGTCGTTTACCATCTTCTACAGTTACTGCCCAAAAATAGTGAGTACCAAAATGTAAAAGATTTTTTGAACATTTATCAATTTCTTTTATCATTTCTGGTGTCCATTCAAATTGAACATCAGAAGTTGGCAATGACTTATTACCCCTATAAAATACATTTTGCGGTCCAAAACCTACATCTTTATTATCATTCATGTAAATATTTACTGTTTATATTAAATTAATTTGCTAAAAAGCAAGAAAATTTAGCTGGTTAGCATAAATAATTATAGGTATAAACAACATATATCTTTCGGTATATGGATGAGGTGAAAGCCTAGAAGATATAAAACTGAACGTTTCGGTACCCTGAAGAGGTTAATCTGTGGCAGTGAATCCACCTTGAGCGCCTTAAAGCTCTAAACTGAAGCCAGTGCGCTTTAGCCACTGGTTGTTCACATAAAAAAAGATAATTATATAGAAAATGCAGCAAATTAGGGTAAATAATTGTAAAGATATAGAACTGGAGTTTTACTAATGGAACAAGAACAATATATTAATAATTTAGCATATTTATTAGCGGAACAAATAAAACGCGATAAACAAATCGTCGCTTCTAAAGGAAAAATGAACATAGGTGATGTTAAAATCCCTAATGATAAATCGGGTGCAGAAGCAGCAGTTAATGCGGCTAAAATTGATGATCCAGTAGAAGGTCCAAGTGCAAATTATGAGAAGGCGAGTCCTAAAAATATGAAAAAAGATAATGTTAAAGAAGGAGTAAATAATATGATACCAAAAAGTTCATTTGATTCATTGTTCAAAAGCACAATTAATGAACAAGACGAAATGCTTGATGACGAACTAGAAGGCGGAGACGACTTCGAAGTTGATGACGCTGAAGGCGATGAAGACATCGGTGAAGAAGTTGATGTTGCCACACGTTTAGAAATGATTAAAGACGATCTAGATTCGGTTATTTCTGCTATCCGCGGTGAAACTGAAGATGATGTTGTTGATGATTTTGAAGATGATGGCGAAGATGATCTCGGCGAAGGCGAGGATATAGATGATGGTTTAAGAGAAGCGGTTTCGCAACCAGAACCTCGTCAATTAAGTGATAGTGGTGGAAAACGCTTAATGGGCAAAGGTAGTATTAAAGTTCGTGGTAAATTAAGCAAAGCCGCATCAGGTCGTGGAAATATAGGTAAAATTACCAATAGTCCCGAACCTCGTCCATTTACAAAAAATGGAAAATCATTGACAGGTAAAGGTAAAATAAAGGTTTCTGCTTCACGTATTAAAACCGGCAAAGACATTTATACACAATAACCTGATTTAAATTATAAAATTAAAATGAAGGGGTGTACATTTATTACACCCTTTTATTTTGTTCATTTTTGGTAAATAATTATATGAATAATACATTTATTACATTTAAACAGTACTTATCAGAAAGTGTTGTTGATATTCCTAAAAACTCTTTGGACCCAACGGTCTTCTCGTTTCCTGAAGATTCTCCCCCAGTATTACAATCTGCAATTAAAAAACAAATTATGAGAGATATTGAAAGAATTTCTAATGTTTATCCTGTAGATAATTATTATATAATTGGCAGCATTTTAACTAAACGATATAATCCAAATTCAGATATCGACGTTTGTGTCGAATTAGAGCCTTCAGCAAATGGTCAAGTTACTAATAATGAGTTAATTAGAGTAGCAAAAGTCGTTAATGGTAAATTGGCAACAGGAACAACACATAAAATAAATTATAGGCTTATGCAACATCAATATGATTTAGATAAAACGGATGCTGCATATGATATCAAAAATGAAAAATGGATAAAAAAAGAAAAAAACGATGATCATGATATAGAAAATTACGCATCTATGTTTGAATCAGCCATATCAAATGTTGATTTATTAACAGGGGAATTACGTAGAGACATTATAGACTTAAATTCATATAGAGCAATGCCCACATCTAAAATCAAAAAATTGAAATCGTTAATTGAAAAGAAATTAAAAGAAATTGAAGATGACATTATTAATTTAAGTAATTCCCACTCTGAAATGTCATATCTAAGAAAATTGGCATTTGAACGAGATTTAACACAAGATGAATTATCAAAATATTCAAGCCATAACTGGTTACCAGAAAATGTAATATATAAACTTTACGGTAAATACCATTATACCAAATTTATTGAAAAATTAAAAGACTTTTTAGATGAAAAACAAAAATTAGATATTAAAGATGTACCATACATCCAGAAATTAGGGAGTCAGTTATGGCAGAAATAAAATCTTTTAACGAATATATCTTAGAAAAGGTAAGAGATATAAAAATTAGAGTTTATCCTAAAGATTTAAGTAAAGATAAAAGATTTAAATCGACTCGTGGTGTTAATAGAAAACATTTAAATTTAATACCCAATTATAAAAAACTAATGAATGTTCCAGATCCAGGTGGTATTGATAATTTTTTAAAAGGAATAAAACAGGCTAATCGGGGCATTTGGCGAGTATCAAAAGCTCAAGTAATTGATATAGCAAAAAAATATAAGTTTTTTATACCCAATGATGCATATCCTACAAAATATTTGGGTAGTACCGGAATATTATTATGGCGTAAAGGCAGAAATAAATACTTTTTAATAAAACAAAGAAAACAAAAATACAACAGGTAAATTATATGTCAAAATGTATCAATGTTAACGGAAAAATAAATGCTGAACAAGGCGATAGTCCATTTAGATTTACCAGCAAAAAGAATCTTATTGGGCCTAAAGCAATGATACATATGTGGTGGAATGAACTTGTTAGTTTATATGGTACTGGAACAGAATATTATGTTCATGGTTATACCTTATCTGGACACGATTATTTATATGGTGAAGAACCTACAGCTGCATTTTCAGGTCCAACATATTTAAATGTGTTGGGTATAATGGAGAGTGATACAGTATTACTAACAAAATTTGGAATACAAACGAATGCAGATTTTACAGCAATTATTCCTAGGTCACTATATGCAGCTAAATTTGGCCCTGAAGCAGAACCTAAATCGGGAGATCTTATACGATTAACAGAATTTGGATGTGATAGTCCAGGTGCATGTGGTGATCCATATGCACAAGAAGCATCAGCATATCCATTAACACAAGATCAAATATGTGAAACAATTTTTACTAATGCAACTAGTACATCTAGTATTCCTGCAAGTACAATTGTAATAAGTCCATCTGGATATAGTTGTGGAAACCCTTATTGTGATCAATTAAATTGGGGCAAAATTAGACGTTGTCCGTATTTATTTGAAGTCACACAACGAAGATCAGAAAATATTTCAGGAGGGTATAACCCGTTAATGGGGCATTATGTTTGGATATTATATTGCCGCAGATTTGATTATAGTTATGAGCCTGGCATTTCTCCTGAATGTGGTAATCAAATAGTATCTGATGAAAAAGATATAATAGGATTGCAGCCCCAAGGACCAGATAATCCAGATCCTCATCAAAACCCTTCACCACCCAAGAGATATGATCAAAACGTAGAAGATGAATCAGACGAAAAAATTTGGGATTATGGGAAATATCCTGGAAACAACCCTGATATATATGGTAGCTATTAATTTATAATACTAAAATCTTTGTTGAATTTTTATTCAATTCATAGTATTATATTATAAATGAAAGTACGTAAGCGAGAAATGTATGCAATTACCGCTGGTGTATATGGTGGTGATTTTTTAGTATTTACTAGTGATCAACCCGAAAATGGTTCCTATAAAACGATTGTTTTACCAGATATATATGTTAGATATATAAAAGAAGACGATGTTAAATTAGGATTAAAAATGAAAATTCTAGATAAAGTTGAAAAAATCAAAAAATTCGCTTATAATGAATTATTAAAACAAGTTAAAATTAAAGAATTAAAAGAATTAAATCAACAAGTTGAAGCTACAAATGAATATTATAATAGACGGGAGCAATTTACTACATCGGACATATTGGGTAGCCAAAAGTAGTAAAAAATTAAATAAAGATACTTCTGATCTTAAAGGATATTGTGTACATATCTTTTTAAAGGCATTAAGGTCTTATGTAGAAAAATTCTTGCCCAATAATATGTATATTGTGTGGGATAGAAAGATAAAACACCCTAGTACTAATTTTAGAAAATTATTATTAGAAGGCACATATAAAGGTAATCGAGATTATTCATCTGCAGAAGATATATTTGATCAAGCTGAAAAAGTGGAGGAATTAATTACGTCATTAGGTATTCCTAATTTATATCCCTACGTATTAGAGGGGGATGATGTTATTGGATGGCTTTGCAATGAAATTTCTCCAAATATTATTATTAGCTTAGATAAAGATTTTTTACAATTAGTGGATGCCAATACATCCCTTTATTTGCCCAATAAAAAACTTTTAATTAATATTAAAAATTTTGAGGATAAAATAGGTATTCCAATGAACGCATTTTTATATTATAAGGCGGTTATTGGTGATCCTTCAGATAATATTCCAGGTTTCCCCGGATATGGTAAAGTAAGAGGAAAACGGCTAGCCATTCAATTGGCAGAAAATAACGGGAACTTAAAGGCGCTTAATTTATCTAAAGAATATTACCATATATATGAAAAAAATATCGCAATAATGAACTTAAAAGGCGGTTATAAAGTAGAACAAGGCGAAATTGAACATTACCATAAACAATTTAATGAGTCAAAGGATATTAATCCTGATTTTAATAAGTTCAAAGAATTATGTGAAGAATATGGACTATATGATATTAAAAGAAATATATCAGAATGGGAAGCACTTTTCACCTTTAATAAAAACCCTAACATTTTTGAACTATTGGATAAATAATTAATAGGAGAGTAATTATGTCAGAATTTATTGAAAATAAACCTATCGGTTGTAATATGTGTGGTTATGGGCCCATATACGGACAAGAATCAACAAATACTTATAAAAATCAAACTATTTTTGAATGCAGATGGGTATGTCCCCGTTGTGGTTCTTTAGTACGCGTAGACGAAAAAGTAGTAAATGAAGAAAAAGAGGAAGACTAAAAATATAAAATTGAAGTCATATAAACAGGCATTGAAGGAAAGCTTTACCACAATGTCTGGTATGCCTCAAAGCTCACAAGGATATGCGACTGCACTTTCTTCAAGAACTGCATCACATTCCATTAGCACTATGTCCCCTGGAGATGGAACAGGTTTAAGAAGTTCTATTCGTGGACACACGGGTTATAATATAAATGATATAAACAAAATAGAAAAATTAACTTCTAAAGCCCCACCTTTACTCCCATTTCCATTAGATAATATATTTCATGATTTAATTCATAGTATTAGATATATCGAAAATGTAGAGAAACAATTAAAGGAGGCTATTACAAATAATGTTTCTCTTTCTCCGACTAAATTGGCAAAATTAATGAAAATGAAAAGAACTATATCTATTTGCTTAAACCGAATTATTAATGTAGGAAAACACATAGAAGATATCAATTTAGACGAAGTATAAAGCGGTTGACTTTATATCATTTGAGAGTTAATAATTATATGGATATTAATACATTTAAATTGGGTAGTTTAGGTACACTATCAAAAATAAGTCTATCTAGATCTGAAGCAGTGGCAATATGCAGTAAAGGTTCAGAAAATGCCCCAGCACGGAATCAATTAATTAAATCATTAATTCAAAGCATTTTAGATATACCGGATATTAGTAATATAGTAAAAGATGAAAATATTTTTCCGCGCAAAAACAATATAGCAAAAAATCAGTTACTTGAGGAAAAAAATGAAAAATAATATTTTACTAATATTGCGTTCATTAATTATAACTACTTTAGTATCTTTACTTTTAGGTGCTGTTGTTATGTTAATAACACAAAATCTAAAAGGATTTATTGCAGGGACAGTGTTAGGATTTATATTACAATTAGTTGGTTTTTATTTTTGGAATACCTATTTAATTAATAAACAACAAATCGCAGAATATAACTATAATATAAATATAGAAAAAATTGCAAATACACAAAGAATATTATTGAATTGTGCATATTGTAAATCCGAAAATATTGTTAATATATTACTTGATAGGGGCAATGATTTTACCTGTAAAACATGTAATGGAAAAAATGTGGTTTTAATGGAATTTTCAACTGCCCAAAAAAGTGAACCTTTAGAAATGCAGCCAAATGAACTATTTGAACCAATAGTTAAAAATTTAAACGAACCGATAGAATTCAAATAATGATACCTTCACCTAAAAATATAGATAATTCAACACTATCTCATTTTAAAGAAGTGCCAAATACTGCTAATATTAACCCTACTGAGACAACTTTGCCAAATTTTATGCCTTCTCGTAGTGAACTTGAAAATATGATTAGACGTGTTTGGTTATCAAATATTCAATCATTAAAAGCATATGATTATGGCGCCAATATTGGATTCACAAAAAGCAATAAAATTACATTACATATGATGTTAAATGGTTTTGTTAATGCATTGAAACAACTTATATCAAATGAAATTGGTGTTACATCTAATGACTATAAACCTATATATACTGCATTAGAAAATATCCTTGAAATATTAGTAAATAAGGTGTTATCAGAACCGAATAAAGACCAATATGAAGCCACAATGGCCATTTTAGCTGGATTGCATGGATTTATAAACATATATGTTAATTCAGTCAAAGAGATAAAATAATGAAATATTTTATTTGCAGTAAATGTGGCAAAAAGAAGCAAACACGACCTCAACGATATAAAAAAATCTTAATTGAAAAATATAACAATAATCGTGATTTATTGAAAAAAAATTATATTTGTCGAAATTGCAAATATAAAATAGCAAAAAGATTAATTGTAAATAAGTATGATTTACAAAAGAAAAATGAAGAATTGTCTATAAGTCAAACTCAACAATATAAAGAACTTTCAATATTATTACATAATAGAACCAAATTATTATATGAAAATGGGATTCAATATAGAGAATGTCGGGAAGCATATTATTATGATGTTAAAAAAATATTATCCCAATATAATGTTGTTGACTTTATTATAAATATAATGGATAATAAAATACATTCAATAACAATAAAAAAAGTTCCTTTTATAGGGTCATATGATATAAGTATAGGAGAAATAAATGAAAAATAAACAAATTGGTTCTATGGCTGCAGCAAAAATGATTGATAATATGTCCGTATTTGAAGCAGCTCGTTGGCAGGCACTAATGGATGCAGTGGAACTTATTTATGAAAAAAGTGTAGATCGAAAAATGGATTTTAATAAAATAGATATTAAGCCTTCAGCAATTAGTAAATTTATTGAATCTACATGTGATATATATGCACGTAATATTGAACGACAATTTGAACAAGAAAACGTATCAAAAGGATTTGAAAGGATTAATTAAAATATGAAATATATACCGGGCTTTAAATTTACTATAAATAGTAATTCCAGTACTGGAACAATATGGGATAAAAATAAAAAGAAAGGTTTTATAAAAAGCCCTATTGAAAAATTAGACCTAGACAAAGAATATAAAATATATACCATTAAACCTATATACGAAGACAATAAATTAAAACATTTAAAATATACGTTTATTTCACCAAATAGACAACGAAATTTAATAGAAAGACGGGTAGTATTCTTCAATTCAGCTAAAGAAGCAGATGATATACTTGATTTAATTACTGGTGTAGAAAAAACCAATGATGAAAACGAACAAGTACAATCAATGAGTCTTAAAGACAGATTAGCTAATAGACCCAGAATAGATATATCTGCACAACGAAGAAATCGCAATAGGCGCGGCCGTTAATTCTTTATATTAGAATTATTTTTTATGTAATACATATTTCTTTGTGATTGATTGGGAAGTTTCTTGAATCCAAAATGCATATATTTTTGTGTTAATTCTGTCGGGTCATTACCTTCATGATCTTTATAGGGGTTTACACGAAGGGCAATATCTTTATCAGTGGCTGATTTTACACGATCCATTAATTGACGTGCTAAACCCTTTCCACGATATTGAGGACGTATGTAATATGCTACAAGCCAATCATATTGTTTATCCACCCCAGTCCAAATTTTAGCGTAACCAACAATTTTTTGACCTTTTTTGTCAGAATCAACAGCCATAATACTAATTCGACCAGGTTTTCGAACTTGGTGAATGGTAATCATTTTAACTTAATTTATCTCCAACCTGTTTTTCTCATATGTCTTTCACGACGATAATCATCATCTCCTGGAATATATCTGCCAGTACGTTTATTCCACCCGGATGGACGATCGCCCCATTCAGTATGGTTCCATGGACGTTCACTTTCTTCACGAGCTTTTCTTCTAGCATTTGAAGGACTACCTATACCGCGATGCATACCAAAATCATCTAAATCTATATACCTTTTGCCTTCAAATTCAGCAAATAATCTTTCAGCTATTTCGCTACCTTCTGGAATTTTAGCACGATGAAGGGCTTCACTAATATCTTCATTACTTAATGTTTTTTCCCAACGATTACCTTCGGACGCAATATAATATATTTCAAGTTTTCCTCTATAATAATCAGCTTCCTCTTGTTCTTCATCTGTAAGACCACCAATTGAATCAATAATATCATTTAAATCATTAATAGACTTGTTTTCAAATAAATCTATGGCGGTTTTCATAATTTCATCGTTCATTGGTATATTTAAATCTTCAATAACGCGTTCTATGCTTTGTTTATGAATTTTCATATTAGGTCCAAAATTGCGTCTATAATTACCATATAAACCAACTAAAATTTTTCTAAGACTTTCATTATCATCTATGATATCATCTACATTAGTATCTATATTTGTATCAGGACGAGACTCAAAATCGTTTTCAATATCCATATCTTCTATGATTTTTTGAAGTTCTAATTTTTTGCCATCTAATTCATCTGTTAATTTATTAAATATATTATTAAATTTCATAACTATCTCCTTAATTATTTATCTTAAATAAGTAATTTTGATTAAAATTGGTGGAGCTGTCCGGATTTGAACCGGAGTCCGCAAGAAGTTGAAAATAATCCTCATTTACACGTTTAGCAAATTTATTAAGCTGAATTTGCAAATCACTTACAGCCTTTGGTTGTCGTCATTAAGTCTTTCCTTAATTGTCAAAACATTATAGAGTATGTTTATACTCACCCTTGTCCTGAGGAGTTTTCGCTACTAGGGCGCCTTGCTAAACTCCGGCATTATGCTGCCAACGCGAATGTATCTTCGTCGTTTATCTTATGATTGCATTTTTAAGTGGCCAAGCAATCTTCCACTACGTGCAGATCAGTTTCTCCTTAATACGTCGAAACCTGTCAGCCCCTTATATATTTAGTATTTCAAAAAACTAAATGGATTATAACTATTCTTTTTTGATTGTTCAACACTTTTTTTAGATTTTTTCAGTTTTTTTGTTCTGAAAATTTTATCCCAATTTTCCAAAAATTCTTCTTTATTGGCAATTGGTCTTGGTTTACTTCCTTTGCTCATTTATTTTACTCCATCTTCCCAATATTTATTACACATAGAACAATGCTTACTAGCATCATATTTGTCTAAAAGAAAATCCCTTCTACATTTATTACAAAGAGGTATATTATTGTCAATGAAACGTTTGCATTCTGGCTTGCAAATTTCTTTTGAGTTCCAGACGACCCAAGATCCCAATGCTAAACCAAGCCACCAAACAGAACCTATTATATATGAATGTTGTGAATACCATCCATTACGATACATTGAATTGGCTTGATTAAGTGTCCATTTCTTTCCATATATATCTGGTAGTTTGTATGAATTAAGTAAAAATAATAAATCATGCCCCACTGCCCATGGATCTTTTATTCGGCCCCATTTATATGCAACATCTGGAACTAATGTTGAACCATCACAAAGTACTTGTTCAAAGGCATATTTGCGATCTGGAAATACTGCACCCGCATATGTGTTTGCATCTAACATATGGGCCTTATCGAAATCGACATCTGTTAAATACCCCTCAGCTACTATTTTCCATACATGTTTAGGGGGTTTTAATGATGGTAATAAATCTTTAAGTACAAATGCACGGTGATTATTATACCATTCTTCATGTTTAACGTGATCAAAAAAATCACTAGTCACAATGTTTCTAGTTGATTTAATATTAACAAAACAATCAACTAATTTAGGGTCAGGCCTGAATATTCTCATATAGTTATTTATTTAATAATAAATAAATGCACTATATTATGGCCATGTTACCCAACATACATGACTACGTTCTGATACGTTACGTGTTTTATCACGACATAGACCGCTTACAAATAGGCCAATTTTTTCTCCACTTTTTGGATGCCAACTATATGGGATAACTGAACTTCTTTTAATATAGCTGCCCAGTTTTCCTGTTAATTTTTTGGTATTTTTTCCAAAAGCCATCCATTCCCATGTAGCGGCGTAATTTTGACCTTTATAGTTAAGTACTATCCATGCATTGGCATTAGTTACACCACCATCAATACCACCGGCTTTTGGCCAAACACTTTTCTTATCACTATCTAGCACAATAGTATTTCCCTTTACAGTACAAGGACATTTGGCTGTAATTTTCCAACCACTAACATCTACTCCCAGCCAAATCAAATCCTTTGGAAATTCAGATGGTGTTGGGTATTTATGTCCTTTAAATAATTTTTTTAACCAATTTATAATTTTCTTTAACATGTTTTATCTCCTTATTTTTGAGCATCATTAAATGCTTTCATATATTCATCGTTTAATGGTGCATTTTCTGGAAAATCATACATTATAAATGTATAATTCTTTGATTTTAATTTTTTTGCACAATTGTATATTGATATATAACTTTTTAATTCTCTAATAAATGAACCGTTATCAGACATTATCCAGGCGCCTTTGGTCATAGTAGCTCCACAGTTTGAAGGATGTTGACAAAAATGGCCCATTCCGTCGGTTCCTGTAGGCCTTGCACCCCAATTATTAACTAATTGTTTTAATGGCATATTAGCTTTACACCAGTTTTGAATTTTTTTATCATAACTTGCAAATTTGGTTTGTATACCACCTTCACCACATGGCGTCAAATAAATAAAAGCATATTTTTGCATCCATTCTGCAAATTTTTGTGCAGCTGTCATAATTTGTTTATCACATTTAGGGCCGGTAATTTCAGGGTGTCCTGTTTTAGAATGTCCTAAATTACAATTATATAATGTAACATATAAAATTACTTTTCTTTTATGTGCTTCTTCTATCCATTTTTCAAACTTATTCAATCTCATTTGAACATTGGGATCTGCATATGCTAATGGACTTTCAAAAAATTCAAATGGTGCACATTGAATATTATTTTTAACCAATGCATCTAATGTTTTACCGGGATTTTTTCCTGACCAATTGTTTACGGTCATATATCCCATAAAAGGTTTATTAGGATCAGCAAAACGTTTAAACGAATTTATTTTTTTACCAAATAAACGTAATATCCAACCCCATATTTTTTTCATTACCAGTTTCCTACCCCAAATGCACCTGCTTGAATTGCAGCCTCACAACGCGCTCTGTCAGGATGGCGTTCCATTTCGAACATATTTATAGGTTTACCTGTTTTCTTTTTAATAGAAGCTACATCGTTCTTAATTTTACTAATACTAGTTCCAGGGCGAACTTGATAGAACAATATACAAGCTAATGGAATAAATTTTATGACATCCGGTTTATGATGTACACCAATTTTTCCTGAATATACTGCACGAGTTGCATTTATCAATTTAGTTGCATCAGACATGTTATAATATTCATCCATTTCTAATCCCATAACAATTGTAGAAGCATAATCTATAAATCCTTGTTTTTTAAGATCATTCAGATATTGTGGAAAATTCTTTTTAGCAATTGAATTCCATGCACTGCTATCGTCGGCAAATAACCAAAGTACAATACCGAAACCATTCTTTCTTAAAATATTAATCCGATTTTTCATTAAATTAACATAATTTGGATCAATAGACCAATCCCAGTCATTACCGTAAATACAATAACCGGCATGTTCGCCATCACCTTCATTGCTTGTAAATACATGTGCTGTATTACAACCTCTACTCTTCATCCAATTTAAATATTCATTAAATTTAGTATCAGACATTTTAGGACTTAACATATTCATCATACGTTTTTGAGCATTATTACCGTCCCAACAAGAGGCTTTATCACATTGATCCCAAGTAGGTATTGTTGATCCCCCACACTTACCAAAAATTTTACATTTAATCCAATTTATAAACTTTTTACACATAATATAATCTCCTATTATTATTTATGTCTTTTTGCAAATTAAAAAGTATCTTTAGTATAAAATTGACGAGCGTTATATTCTTCCCTTCTTGCTTCAATCCAACTATCAACAGGTGTTAAAAATCCTACTACGCGTGTGTAATAAGTCATAGGAGCATCATGACAAAGAGATTTTTCAAATTTACCTATATAAAGTTTACCACAGGTTTTACAACGACAAATCATCATGTTTACTGAATAATATATACAACCTTCACTAGTAGCTGTTTCTATAAGAGTTTTCATTTGATTTGGTGTTAAAGAATCAGAAACATTTAAATGACAAATTGCGCCACCAGAACACATGCTATCAAATATTCCTTGTAAACGTATTCTCTCATGTATATCTACATTTTTCCATAATGGAATATATTGATTGGAATATATTTTATACGGACTATTAAATATCAATTTATCTTTTTTCGCAAAAGCAACAGCAGCACTTTCACCAGGGATTTGCTCTAAATTTCTTATTCGACCATCCTTCTTGGATAATGTTTCATTTATGGAATTAATTTTGTTTAATATGGTTTTTGCAAATTCGGTGCCTTCATTAGTTGTTATATCCATGCCCATTATTTCACAACATTCATTTAAAGCAATAAATCCAATTGTAGAAAATTGTCGCGTTAAATGCATAAAACTATAAAAGTATAAGGGTAACTTATTTAATTTGATATTGTTTAAGATAATTTCATAATGTGCATCTAATAGATCATGTGCCTGGTAAACGTAATTTTCTAATTTTTTTATAAAATCATCATTATTATTAGATGAATATGCAATGTTCGCAAGATTCAATGTGACCACACGATGTGAACCAATACTAACACCACCAGCGCCCAAAGAATTTTGATATCCTGCTTTTCCCGATTCAGATCTTAATCTGCAACAAGTACTAAGTACACCCAATGGCCCTGTGAAAATATTAAATATTCCATTATAGCAATTTAATTCCGATACCAAATCTAAAAATTTTTGATCTTTAATTTCACCGTTATCACAATAAAAATTAACCGTATTAATAGGAAATGTAAATGTTTGTTCTTTGGATATTTCAACAAACCAACGCATATAAAATTCTTGTAATTTTTTTATGCTATTATAATTGGGAAATGAATTATCAGGGTAAACTGTTTTGACAAATAAATCTTTCATAAAATATTCGTCAAACATACTTAAATTGGTAAATGCACTTTGACATGCTCTAAATTCAAAATTCATTGACCATATTAAAGATTGAAGTTCTTGCTTTATAATTTTTTGTGTCTCTTCTTTTTCTAAATAACTATCACCATAATCTTTTCTTGCAAAATAATCAAAATAAACAAAAAAATCTGGCAATGCCACTGCACCCGCAATTTGATTACTAGCATATGCAATAAATTGTATAGTCAAATTAATAAATGAAGATAAATGTTTAGGGGGTCCTATTTTAATTCTATTAATAAAGGGTAATCCCTTTAATACTATTTCATCTAATGAAAATGCATAACAATAACTTTTATTTATTAAATGCAAATCATGTACTTTAAGTGGACCCGCGACACAACTTTCTAATGCTTTATTTGCACGTTTAATATTGCCATTGGAATTAGATACAATTTGTTTCCATAAGGAATGATATCCATATAATCGATGCAGCCCCTTACCCTGTTCTTGTTCAAATGAAAGAACCGTATTGTTATCGACGTTGCTATTACCATCAACAGTAACATCAACTAATTTTGTATCACTAAAAAATTTATTATGAAATGCCTGTATATCTAATGATTTAGGACCTATTCCATCCGCCTCAAGTATTTCTGTTCCGTATTTTTTTTGTAATTCATTTAATTTTTTAACAAATCTTTTATCAAATTCTTGTGTTATTTCGTATCCCATTTGTATTCCTTTAAATTCTCGAATAAAATAGCACGCCATATTCCATTTTCATTCACATAGCAGTGCTGATTAGTAGTTGGTAAATCTACTGTACCTTTTTGTTCTTCATATGGCCCATCTATGACCAAATCTATGTTACTAATATTTACCCCACTTAACTGAGAAAAATACACGCCGGTGTATAAACAAACATTCTTTTTTAATTTCTTTGATAATTCTGATATTTTTTCTAATCCTTTTGGTTGATAAATTGCATCGCCGCCCAAAAAACATATCCACTTTGCCATGTTATGTTTTTTAAAAAAATTGTCTAAATTGTTTTCGTCTAAAATATTACTGGAATTAAATTGCCATAATGAAGGATTATGACAATTGTGGCATCTTTTCATACAACCAGATACATAGACATTCATGGAAATTTGATTCGGAATTTCCATGAATCCTGTTTGTATAGACGATATGTATAAAAATGGTTTTTTATGAAACCAATTCATACATTTAATTACAATAACCTAGGACATTTACAAGGTGGATAGTATTTTTGAAATCCTTTAAATAATGCTTTAGGAATTTTATTATAGCTTCTATAAAATGTTGGTTTTACTAATTTCATTAATTCGGGTATATCACTCGGAAAAGTATTACTCCAATCCCTATAATGATATAGGTATAATTGAAAAAACACATAAAGATTGGCTCCTTTAATATATGCTTTTAAATCAATAGGTACATTATATTTTTTGAATAATTTTACAGCCCTTTTTTCAGCATCTAATTCGAGCAACATACTATTTGCTAAGTAATTTAATATGCGTTTTTTAGATATAGGTTTGTTATTGATTACACTATGCTGATCATTAATCGTATATTTTCTGGCCTTTTTCCAAATATCAGATTTTTCTTTCCATTGTTGAAAATGTGCAAATTCGTGTACAAAAATTTGCCCCCATTCTTTTATAGATCCAGTAAGGCTACATATCAATATTGGTGATCTTGCATCACTATCTTCCCAATACCCTTGACATAACGATCCATCACTTGCAATAAGCAATTTACTATCTTTTACAAACTTGGTCTTTACACCATGATTTTGTAATTCAATAAGACAATCAGTAAACAATTTATTCCAATTTTCATTATTTGGTCTTTTTTTGTTTTTTCTTTGGGGTTGTCTTTTTTGTATTTGTTTTTTTCTTTTCATTTTTCTTTTTGAGTTTAAATTCTGTTTGTACCTTTAATTCACGTTTAAGGGGAATAATTTTTTTCTTTATTTTAATCTTTTCTTCTTTTGGAACTGTCTTTAAGTCACGAGTCAATAACGCAATTTCTTCTTTTAAAGATTTTACTGTATAAAATATACTTAATGAAGAAGCCATAATCACTCCATATTATTATACAAATCGACTCGGTGTAAGAAGTGCTTCCAACTTTCACATGCCCTACTTTTTCTGTAGCGATGAATAATTGGATCAAGCCATTTTGGCTCTTTTGGCTTTCTTTTTAATTTTAATCCACATTCTTGCAATGTTTTATCAGATTTATAAGCATTACAGCGTCTACAACAAGATATAACATTGTTCCAAACTGTAGTACCACCTTTAGAACGGGGTATTATATGGTCTATTGTTAAATCGTTTTTAGAAAAGCTTTTGCCACAATATCCACAGCAATATTTGTCCCGCGAAAATACACTTTCTCTTGAAAACTTTGCATCACCTCGTGGCAATCTGTCGTATTTAGTCAGTGCAATTATTTCTGGTAATGCGATTAGTCGAGTTGATGTTCGCAAGGTTTTAAATGGATGGGGGGTTAAAGAATATTCCATCCATCCATCCATATTATATGGAACAAAGTCATGAGTTAATCCTTGTGCCCCACCGTTACATAATAATATCATACAGCGCTTATAGTCTACAATATGCACTGGGACCCAACTTCTATTTAAAACTAATATGTCGTTAAATTTCATTATTAATATAAATATTATATGATATTTTTAGAAACAAATCAAGTAAATAATTAAAAAGATGAATAGGCAACAATATCATAAGGCAATAGGAAATGATTATGACATATTATATGGTCATACGAAAGATTGCGATGGAAGCATAGAATCATATATTTATAAAGGCCCCAAATCTCGGGGCCATGCTCCGCCCGATTATGCAAGACTTTGTGGTGATCCGATAAATTTTAATACTTCAAAAAGTTGGAGATTTGACCCAATTAGCCATATTGTTTTTTGGTGGGGAAGACCAACAGACTTAGAAAAAGAAGATGTTGAATATAGGTTAAAAAGAAATTGGAAAATTAAAAATCCCATTAAACATGATATTTTATTTTCAAATCCGGCATTTGCCAATAAAACAGATGCTGAAGATTATAAAATTAAACAATTTATATCACATGGATACGGTGACAAAAATGATGAAAAACCACCGACATTTGCACAATATATGAGATATAGGTATCGGCATTCCGGTGATTAAAAAATAAAGGCCTTTGTTGAAAAACAAAGACCTTTTCGTTTTATAATAAACAATTAATCTGTTTGTTCTACAAAACTATACAATGCCTCGGCTAGTTTAATTATCTTTTCCTGAGTTGGAACATTTGCAGATTCGAATACATTGGTGGTATTCTCACTACCTGCTAGCTCTGCCGTTCGATGGTTTCTATCAATTGTAGCCTGATATTCTTGCCAAAGATTATCATTTGCCATACGTAGAATTTCTAATCGAATTTCATATGCGTTTTTGTTCATGTGTGTGTCCTCCTTTCTGTGTGTATTTGTGACATTTATCACTTTATATAATATACTATGAAATAATTAAAAGACAACAAATATTTTATATTTCGTTTATGCTACGGGGACTGCCGCCATATTTTTCACGTGGAGGCTTGTCCCAACGATCATCAAAAAACAAATTATTACTGCGTCTTTCGTAATAGTCTTTATCATAATACGTTTCTGCATGATGAAGGGCGTCTGCGTAAGTAAGTCTACGATATTATTATATAATTCTTGTATTGCTTTTTCTTGTTTCTTTATTAAAGAACTCTTTAAATGTATAGCTTTTTTTGGATACCCGTTTGTTTCCATATAATTCTTGATAATGCTTTTTAATAGCCCCCCAGTCGGGTTCTTCTGGCAAGGGATATTTCTCGGCAGATTCTTTTTGAGCTTGTCTTATATATTTTATTAAATCATTATCACAGTTAAAACTTCCCTCCACATGTTGAGGAGCACCTTTAAGTGATTGTAAATTGTTGCTATAACAGTAAAAACTTCCACCCACATATTGAGGAGCACCTTCAAGTGATTGTAAATTGGTATGATTACAGTAAAATTCACCCCCCACATATTGAGGAGCCCCTTTAAGTGATTGTAAATTATTGTTAGGACAGTAAAAATTTCTGCCCACATATTGAGGCGCTCCTTCAAGTGTTTGTAAATTACTGTCATTACAGTAAAAACTTCCACCCACATATTGAGGAGCCCCTTCAAGGGATTTTAAATTGTTGTTAGAACAGTTAAAATACCCACTCACATATTGAGGAGCCCCCTCAAGTGATTGTAAATTGCTGTGATTACAGTAAAATTCACCCCCCACATATTGAGGAGCGCCCTCAAGTGATTGT